GCTTCAACACCAGTGATGTCGTTACGGAATTCCTTAATACCATTATTGGTGTTAAACTTGAAAGTTGCAGCCGTAGATTGTGCGCGTTCCAATTGTGTATTGGCGACTTCGAGTTGGCGTCCAAACTTACGGGAATCTGCTTCAGCCTGATTCAGTTGACGGCTGAGCTTATAGAAACCTTTAGGGTCAACCTGTGGGTCGATTTTGTTTAAATCCTCACGTAAGATTTCCGCCTTGACCTTGGATAGTTCCATGGCTTGCGTTAACTCTTGGTGGCGTTTGGTTAATAATTCAACGTTACCAGGTGAGAATTTCAACTCATCTTTAAGGGCTCCAGCCTCTCTACGTGAGGCGCTGATTGCAGATGATACGTCTTTTAAACTTCTTTCCAGCTCTACCGTATTACCAGCAATCTGGATGGTTAATTTTTGGTCTGAGTTAGCCATATTCATTCACCTCACTTTTTCATTTGTCGTTCTTGTTCTTTAGCTGCCTCATTCAAGGTAGAGACGGCCATATCATATGGGGCATCTAATAAGATGTCGGCCATAATGTTTTTTGATAAAATCAAAGCCGTAATAGTTTTACTCACAGCACCTTTCTTTGCGTGCCCCATGGCTCTGTTGAAAAGCTCGTTTTGTGGGTCTGGAATAAAATCCCTTTCATCATCGTCTGAATCTTCTGACAATTCGACGGTAGGCATCATTAACGATTCTAAATCCAAATTGTCTACATCCAGGCCTGCAGCGTCTAGACCTTCGAGCACGTTCGAAAGAGCGAGCGCGACCGAGTTATCCTCGCCCAATTCCAGTTTTGCTTGCTGTTTGTCGAGCTCTGCATAATCGTCGAACACGTCACGACCCGTTTTCAAATAGTATTTTATTGCATGTCGTGTTGTAATCATATTTCATTTCCTTCTACAAATAAAGGGCCGTTAAAATAACGACCCAAATAAATACTCGTTTATCCAAGGACGTCGGCAAGCAGCTCTTCTGCGTCCAGTGTGTCTGTAATTGTGAAGCGTTCTTCATCATTTTTCATCAAACGCTCAAACTCTTTTTTACCCTCAACTGGGTTTGGTTCAGTATCAACCAAATACAAACCGAGTGTGATGAGTTCTGTATTTTCAAGTAGTTTGTCTGCGTTTTGTTCCTTGGCTAATGATTGTCCAAGCTCTAACAGGTTTTTACCTGTGATGAGCTTGAACTTCTTGCATTTACTAAATTTAATGATACTCATAATTCGTTACCATCCTTTATTATCCACCAGGGCCTCGTGAGGTAGTCACTGCAGATGCTGGAACGGTTGTAGTACCTGCAACGTAATCAGGTAGGATAATTCCACCTTTGTCAATGTATTCCAATACCTTGTCCACTTCTTCACCGTAGAAGAAGTACTCAAATTCCGCTGATTTACGACCAGTTTTTGTCTTGTAGAAGTCACTACCAGAGGCCTGAACGGCTGCTTCCCAGTTAACGGCTGTTGGTTTGTCAGCACTGTCAGTCGTTGTTTGTTTTGATGGTTTTGACGTTACTGACATACTTGGATAGACAGTGACCATCAAAGCGCGTGCGCCATCACGTTTTGTACCAAGTGTTGCGTATTGTACCAAGCGTTGTGGATATACACCAACTGATGCAAAACCTTTACCATTGGTTGTTTCTTCTTGTCCGAAGAATTTCACACGAACATCTGGGTCTAATTGCATAAAGTTAATCGTACCTTTGAGCAATTGAGCACCAGAGATGGTTGCGTGGTCTGGGACATCGTCCGCTGGGAAGTTCGTGATGTTGGAATCGTCCTTCATGTTGGATACGGATACCAATCCAGTACCAAACACGACGTCTGAGTAAGCTGTCGCGCTGTCTAGTTTTGCGATTAATAGTCGTTGGTTACCATGAAACATGGTACGTTCATTGTATTTAAATGCCATTTTGTTTAATTCCTTTCTGAATTAATCCTCGAATTCGTTTCTTGCACGTCTTAACACGTCGGTAAGAGTGCGTTTTGCAGGTTCATATATGAAGAAGGTGATTGGGTGATAGCCTTTATTTGCATAATCTGCACGTTTACCACCATCAACCACATACGTGGGTACGCCATTTGCTGATTCGTCGATGAGTTTAATGTTTCTCATCAGTTCGCCAGTGCGTTGGTGTTGGAGTGCATATAATCTCAAATCGTTGGTCACCATTTTCGCAACTTCATGCATTTTGTTATCAGCTATCTGCAGAACCTCCTTACGGAGTGCTGGTAAATCCAATTCATTACTCATCTGGCAAACCTCCTGGTCCAAACAAAGTCACTTGTCCAAGGAATACATTCATTCCGCTGTTTTCATCATACGCTGTGAAATTAATACCATCATCCACGAGTTCAAACAACCGAACATTGGTAAAGGCTGCACGTTCTTGAAGTAATATTACATCATAAACGACAGACTGTACAAATGGTACACCATCTGAGTATACTGTACTTCCGCCACGTTGATTTAAGAAACATGTATCACCAGAAATACCATCTTTCGTGGTACCAAGAATCATCTCCCAACCAGGCAGAGCTTCAGTCAATTCGTCGTAAAATTCGCGATATGTTTTATATTGCATCAATTGCTACCTCTCTTGGCCGTTGTCGTACCTTCGATATAATACGAAGTTCCAGTTTTGTCAGCTACAAAATCTGTAACACTGTACCTACGGTTTTTATACTCAAAATACGGAATGTTAGTGGTATCAAAGTCGTGCCCAAACAGGTTTACTTTGAATCGTACAAAATGTCCAATGCCTCGCTCGTTATATTTGTCACGAATATCGCGGTTAATCTTCTGAAGTTCGATGGGAAATAACTCACTCGTTTTGTTTTCAATAATTTCACCATTGCGATTTTTTTCTTGTGTCACAAATATTAGATTCGCTTCGTTAAACATTTTCACCACCACCACTTCCATATGTTAGCTGCTGGATGATGTGCATTTCACGTGACTCTTCCGAGTTTTGAAAAGCTGTCGATGTATCTTGCAACATACGGCGTCTAACGTAAGTCTTCACATATTCTGCAATCAGTGGTGTTTTCTTCACTACATTTACACCGGCGACAGCCAGGGAGGAAATAGCCGAATCAATCAACCCGTTTATTTCCTCATCATATGCTGTGACGCTCGTGTTCATTCTCAGGAATGATTTGACATCATCTATGAAATCATTGTTCGTCACTGCCATATCTGTCACCTCTTATTTTATTTTGTTGTGTCGATAACCACAGCACCGCCGAACGCTACTGGGCGACCAGTCGCTGGAGTTTCTACTAAAATATCGTTTTCGTTAGTATCCAAACGGAATTGTTCGATACGGTTCAATGGTTGCATATCAACATGGTAAGCGTCTTGTGCAATTACGATTGGCATCAATTCTTTTGTACCTTGGTAAATTACCAATTCATCAACACCGAACACATTTGCGATATCGCGGTTGTTGTTCAAGAATGTTGATTGTGGGAATTTCTTACGGAGGGCATCCAAGATGTCGCGTTTTTGCGCTTTCGTTACGACAAGATATTTTTTGCCTGGTGCATCAATTCCGTCAACAGCTTGCTCTACTGCTGCTACAAGGTCAGCTTTACCGTTGATTTTCTTAACTTTGTTAACGTTAGTTTCATTCATAACTGAGATGAAACCATTTTCATTTTGAGCTTCACCAGTGTCTCCATCAGTTGCGGAACCTTCAACAAGGGCAAGGTCTACGACTTTGTCAATTACACGTTGTGCCAATTCAGCTACTAATAGTTGATACAATTCAGCAAAATTGTCAATTGTACGTTTGTCAATTTCGTTGATTGATGTAGCTTTGTAGACCATACGAGGTTTCAAACCTGAAACTTTCAAAGTTGCAGTTTGACGTGATTTAGTAGTACCTGGCACGTGAACCTTCGCTTCGTCATCAGATGTAAAGTCACGAGCTACTAGGATTGCACCAACGTTAGTGTGTTTGAAGATTGGATAAACTGGGTTGCTACGTGTGAGTACAGTTTGAATATCCAATTCCAACTTTTTAGGAAGGTAATTGTCTTTGTCAGTGATTGTCACACCGTTTTCTACCAATTTAGCTTCCCACGCGTTCTTGATTTCTGATTCACCATGTGAAGTCATTTGGATTTTTACGAAATCATGCAAGGCTTGTTCTGTTTCTAGATAATTTTTTGATACTTGTTTTTCCACTGTTTCTTCCTCCGTCTGGATAATCAATTGTGCTTTAGCGTTCTTCAATTCTTTGACTTCAGCCATTAAACCTTCAATGGTTTCTTTATCCTCAGCATTGCTGATTTTGTCACCAAGGTCTTTTAACTGATTGTCAATCGTTTCAAGTTGGTCGATTAATTTCATGATGATATGAACCTTTCTTCATTTATATTCATAAATATATTATATCATAAAAATGCTACAATGTCAACAAAATTGCCACATCTTTTAAGATATTTTTTTTCAAATCTTCAATATTTTCAGAATTTTCTACAATTTCAGTAGGATTTTCTGAATTTACTTCGGATTTTTCGGTTTCTTGTTCAGTTGTAACTTCTTCAGATTCTTCAACCACTTCTTCAGTTACAACCCCTGGCTCAATGTCTTCGGTTTCACCTTCCGGTTCAACTTCTTCCGTTTCAACCTCTGAGCCTTCAACGTCTTCTTCAGATTCTGATTCCGGTAAATTGTCTGAATTTTCTGACAATTCCTGAACATTATAAGAATCGCTTTCTTCACGCGCGTTTGTTGCAACTTCTGCGATTTCTGTTTTGTCGTCCTCTGTTGTCACATCTGACACAGCTTCACCAGTTGCTCTATCAGCTCCAACTGAAACAATAGAAACCTCTTTGAGGATACAGTTTTTGACGTCGAGGAATACATTTCCAGTACCGTCGTCAACTACGTCGAATTCATCCAAGTAGTAAGACACACTCAACTCGTTGATAACTTCATCAAGCCATAATTGTTTGGCGTGCTGACCTTGTTCCGTATTATAGAAATACATGGTTCCGATGAACTCGCCTTTTTCATTTGGTTTGGCGTCTGTTTCGATATAACCAACAACATCTTCCACTCGCAAATCAGAATGTTCAAATAATAACGGATATCTTTCACGTGTGGTTGTAATGGAATTCTCACGAAGTGAGAACCCATTATCATTTACCACAGCGATGTGGGCATAGACCACATCAATACCGTCTTTTTTATCGTTCTTTGCATTGTGGATTAACGTGTTTGTTTCGATTTTGTTGTTGTTCGAATCTACGAGAATACTATTGATATTCATCTTGTTAATCCTCCACATATACATGATATATATTCAATTAACCAATGAGGTTAGCTGCTACGGTTACTGTTTTACTACCTACGTTATATACCAAACGCCCACCGTCTGGTCGAGTAAGCTCAAACACTGTCTTATCTTCCGTAATTGGTGTTGCTGAATATTTAGCAGTGCCAGTATCAACCATGAAGTTTGCACCGGCTGTCAAAGTTACCGCTGCACCCGCTCCATTTTGGGTTACAGTTAGTTGATTGTTCTTCCAAGTGTAGAAATATGATGCGGTTGTTTTTAGTCGTTCTGTAATGTCAGACGCAACTTTCGTTTTCGCGTCGGTATCGTAATTGAATGGACGACCAGCCGCCTCAGTAATCTTACGAGCTAAAGCAGTTCCATTGAAGTCAGCCTCTGTATTCAATACGGCTTTAGCAAGCTCTTTAATTTTCGCGTCATTTGGGATAACTGCTTTGGCACCGTTCAGCGCTTCAAGGCCCGTGTCTTCAACGAGCTGGGCAATTGCGTCAATGAATTGCGCGAAGTTATCGCCATTGGCTGGTTTACCGTTTGTCCAGCGTGGTTTTTGATTTGATTTGAATTGTTCGGTTTTAAGAGTCATGATTGTTCTCCTTGATTCTTCTTATTATAGATTTCCACTTCAATCCAGAACCGGCGAACCGGTATGGATGAAGCTGCCATCACTGATAATGCCGATTCATAATCAGTGGTTCCGAAATATTTTAGACCTAGTGTTTGTTTGATTTCGTTCATATTACGTATCCAGTCTTATGTGGTATACAGTTGTTACTTTGTTTGCATCGTTATTGGCTTCGGTAACCCGCAAATACATATGATTGATTTTCATATAGTATCTACGTAATTTGTATTGATTATCAGAATACTCGGAGTTACCATACACTGAAACATCCATGAAGGTTTCCAACACTTTTTGCCCGTCATAATAACTACCGTTGCGTGGCTCATAAATCAATGTAGAATACAAAGTTGTATCCACACTAGTACCAGCGTAATATGATGCTACCCAACCACCTTTTTGAGTGATTGGTTTCAAAGTAACTTCATCGAGTGGTTTTCCAATTACAGAAAATGCTGCGGGTGTATCATCAGGCAATTTTATACCAGCTACGCTTGATGGGTTAGTTATTATTTCTCCATAATCTGTGTAATTTTGTCTATTTTTCAAAATTGCCATTTTTACAGTGTCGTAACTATTTGGCCCAAACATATAGAATATATTATAACCGCCGTCTGAGCATCGTTGATAACCTGCGAACACTGGCATTGTATCACTACCAAATGTTTGTTTATTGGTATCATACGATGTCTTTGATTTACGTGATTTCTTATTCGCAATCATATCGAAATCACCAGCTTTTGGGGCTACATCACTAAGACTCGGCATATCCTTTGTTAAAAAATTGAAATGCAGCAATCCACCAGGTGATGTTACAAATTGTTCACACGAATAAGGTAATTTATCAACACCAAACAGTTTTGTTAAACTACTGATTGGTAATTGTGAATATACACCACCTATTTGCGTCTTCATATTTTCTAATTTGTTATCAAAACCACTTATACGATTATTGATATTTGTTATTGAGTAATTCGTCGATTCCTTATTGTCATCTATTTTTTTGTCGATTTGCTCAGCAAAATCAATTAATTTTTGACTGTTCAATCGAATACCGTTCTTCATACTCGTTGTAACCCATTGTTTTATGGTTGGTTTACCTTCCAACATGGCTACATCTGGAACTTCTCGTGGCATTATTCATCACCTCCGTCGTTACCGTCATATGATATTTCTGTTGAGTTCAGATTTGTTCGGAATACATCTCCACCTTCTACCGGGTCAAATCCCATTAATTTGCGGACCTCATTAACTGTTAAATATGCGCCATTTGTATTAGCAGCAGCCAATTTAATTAACTGACTAACACCAGCGAACCTGAAGGCATCTACAGATACTGCGATTCGCTCAAATGATTGTTTATCACCCGTGTTAATGCGCGCGTAAGTTGTCAATAATTTGTACGTCAACTCTGTCTGGAATTCATTCACGATTGGTGCAAGTACGTTGTCAAAGAAATGTCGGTAATCATCTTCGGTATATTCACCCGTTAAGAGACTCTCAGAGAATCCAAATCCATTTAAAATTTCACGTTTAATAATAGATACTGTTTCAGGTGGAATCGTTGAATAGTCATTCTTCAATTCAACTAATTCAGATTTACCATCTAAGACACCCAATCCATTATAAGATGCAACATCTTGCATAGCCTTCAATTGATTCAAGGCCACGTCTTTGAAATTGTTGTTTTGTGATGAAATCGCGGCATTGATTTTCAAGAACCCGCGAAGTTTATTAGAATCTAGTTGAGTAGCGATATTATTCAGAATTCTATCGTATAGCGATGAATTTTTGCTAGAATAAATCGGACTAGTAATCACCAAGATGTCGTCCGGTTTCTTCTCATACGTTGCAATGTCTGTGAATTCCAACGATACTAAAATTCCATTTCTACGGATTGGCTTCAAATATACATTACCACCAGCCATCAAACGTCTTATAATTTCGCGTTTCCATTCAGCGTTCGTTCTCATCCCATTCGGGTTGTAATTTAACACTTCGAACTCGGCTGAACCAAGTTTGTCTGACGTCAAATATGAACCGTCGGTTTGTTTTCTATAAATGCGGTGATTAATCGTCAATTTTGAAAACTCACGAGCGATAAATAATACAACTGATGCCATGAAGGCACTGGTATAATTTGCCGTGGTATCATTCCATGTGACTTGTTGCGTTTTCACATCAATATCACCAGTGAACATCTTTACGACGGATTGTAAAATACCCATATACATGGTCTCCTTTCCTACCAGAATGTTTCATTCGTCGTGCCAACTGTCGAAAATGTTTTAGCATTGTGACATGATTGGCACAATAATTGAAGATTTTCAGGATTATATGCAATATACCAATCGTGAACGTTTGTTTCATTGACCTCTTTGATGTGGTCGACAATATAACGCCCAGTTATTGGCTCGCCACAAGATTGACATGTCATTTTGTCCCGTCGTTTTATGAAGTCCCGGACTTCTATCCATTTTTTATTGGAATAGAAACCCGTACCTCTCATACCTTGTGGTTTTACTTCTTCTTCATTATCCACGAGGTAACTCGTCATTTTTTTCATCCTTTGGAACTTCTGGAGCCAATGTCGAAGCTGCACCTTTTGTAACTTCAACACCTGAACCAGTTATTGTGACTGCAATTTCATCACCCGTTCTTGTCGCTGGTGTTATAATGTCATCAACTTCTGATTTTGGTGTTTTTGGCACTTCAACTAAAGTTGCACCTTTGGTGTCTCTAACTAATGATTTAGGTAATGTAACTTTAGCGAATCCTGGTCTAGATACTGTAACCAAATCTTCACTATCTTCTGGTTTTGGCTGTACACTATCAACAATGTCTTTCACGATTTCTTCGGCTGGTAATACTCCGTGTTTTGCCTGCTTAGTTTGGACTTCATTTGGTAAGTATTTATAAGCGATTTGCGTCAAGAAGTTTTTACTCTGTGGATAGGCTGCAGAATAATTCGCAATGGCAGATGCTCCAGACGCTGCCATGTACGCTAATGTAATCAATAGACTAATGATGTTAATGTATGTAAAGTCTGGTTTTTCATTTGCAATAAATTGCAAGTGTGCCAAGATGTTCAAGACAAGTGGTGAGATGACAATGACTAAATTTAACATGAAGCCTTTAATCAATGATTTGGACAATGTTGTTTTCATTTTAATTGACAAACTCACACCAGTCCACAAGTCGAAGACTGCAAGGGCTAACATAGAGACACTCATTTGCTCTGGTGATAATTGTGACAATTGATGTAATGCAGATTCAATCATAATTATTCATTCCTTTTGTATTATTATTCAATACCTTTATTATATCACAAATTTGAATTTTCCGCAACTAAAAAACGTCATTCGAATGACGTT